TTGGTCTGTGAGTTCTCTGAAGTACCGCTGTTGAACTAACCAAGAAAAGAGGACACAACACATCACCAAATCATCATTAGCTCCATCATCTGCTTCCCACGATGTACTTTTTCCAATAAAGGTTGTTAGTTCACTTATCGTATCAAAATCTTCAATAAGTAGATTGTCTCTTTCAATTAAATCCTTGAGAGTTGCACATCCAATTCTCTTGACTTGTTTGGTTGTTCGTATTCCCATCGAAACGTTTTTGGAAAATCCTCCCCCAATTTGTTGTCCGTTTCTACCATGCATTGTGACCATCATCATGTTTTCATATTCCATATCGTGGTATAGAATGTCGGCCACTTGCTGTCCTATGTCGTTTACCTCTACTAAAACAAATGCTTCGTTGTACTTTTGAGCAGTAGTAAAAATGACATTTGGATATAACATAGGTGAAATATCATTTTTGCGATACTTCGCTACTTGTCGATATGGTTGTTGTGTAACATCAAAAACCGAAAACGCAGAATAATCTAATCCTACGCCCCTAGCAACATCACACACCATTACATAAGTATTTCCTAAAATTGGTTGTTGAAAAACATCCAACCCATTTTGTGTGTAAACTGGTGTTTTGTAAGGTAGAGCAAGAAGTTTCTCAGTAGAAATAAGAGTGTTAGAACTACCTAAGAACGAACACTCAAACTCTTGTTGAAATTGTCGTTCTGAAGTGTTTCGTATTGTCTTCTCTTTCCATTCTTCATCTCTATCTGGAACTTGTGACCAATGAACCGAAATCGGAGAATAGTCGTTGTTTCCTTCTTCAGCATCTGCCCACAATTTGTAAAACATATTCATTCCGTTTGGAGTAGAAACGATGAATACTTTTGTAGTTTTACCAGAAGAAATAGTAGGATACACCGAACTGAAAAATTCTTCGGAAATATTAGAAGGCACAAATGCAAATTCGTCCAAAAAAATGATGTTAAAAGAACCGCCTCGAATAGCAGAACCAGAAGTTGAACTTGCTAAAATTTTAGAGCCATTTTCCAGCTCTATGTTTCCTTTGTTCCATATCAATATTCCCTGTTGTAACCACTTGGGCATATGTTCGTATGCAAGTTGAAGTCTACCAAGAAGTTCCATTGCTGTCGCCTTCTTGTTTGCTAAAATCGCAACCGATACGTTTTCGTTGAAAAGTATGTAATGGAGTAGGTATGCTAGGATAGTAGTTGATTTACCAGATTGTCTGGCCATTTTACAAATTACAAATCTCTCGTTATGAAATTTGTCTATCATCTCTTCTTGATAATCACGAATATCAAAAGGAATTAAACCTTCATCAAGAGAAACAATTTTGATAAATTCATTTACAAAATATAAAGGGTCTTGCTGACACCTTATATATTGACCAACCTCTTCCTCTGTCCAATCTTGAGGAACATGAGCAGATTTGAGTAGTGGGTTTCCTAAGTAAGTTCCATGTTCTGGCATAATTATTTTAGTGGTGGGGAGTACAATAAACCTCCATCTTTATAGAGTTTATTCAATCCTCGTTTCAGTCCTAATTTTTTCCTAATATTTCGGTCAAATATTTCTTCGTAATTTCCTACTTGTTTTATTACATTGTAAGACCAATTTTCATTCAACCCTAATTTTGCGCCAAGATGTGGGTGGTCAGCACCATTCTTTTCTCCCATAAATCTTTGAACATTTGGGTCTTTATTATCTATGAAAGTATCAATATTTTTTGAATTTATGCCCATTTCTTCTGCAATAAAAAGAACATATACTGTCCATCTTACTACATCTGACCATTTTTGGTCACCATATTTTACAACTGGGCCAAGTGGTTCTTTAGATATAATTTCTGGTAAAATTATATGTCTTTCTGGTGAATTAAATCCCAATCTATTAGATGCTAATCCAGACCTATCAGTTCCATACATATCACAATCACCCCTAAGATACACATCTTTCGTTTTTTCATTAACCGAAACTGCTACTGGAATATACTTTATTTGGTGTAATTCCATAAAGTCTGCAATATTTTTAGCAGCAGTACCAGAACCCTTGAAACATATTTTAGCTCCATGCATCTGTTTAGCAGATGATACACCTAAAGTTTTCTTAGTGATAAATCCTTGACCATCATAATATGTTGTTGGTAAAAATTCAAATCTCTTTAGAACATTTCTTGTAAATGTGTATGTTGTTGCAGCAGACAACATATCTATAGTGCCATCTTTTAAAGATGTAAATCTAGTTACACCATTTATTATTTCATATTCTACAGCTTCCGAATCTCCAAATACTGCCGCAGCAACTGCTTTACATATATCAACATCAAATCCTTTCCATGCGAGATTTTCACCATCGTATGCTTCTTCAGAAAAGCCAGGAAATTCATCATTAGTTCCACAAATGACATAACCTCTTTTCATCACTCTATCAAATGTAGTTCCGTATGTTGGATTATATTCTTCTATTCTTCCTGTAGTTTTTAGTTTTAGAGCTTTAAGTTTCTCTAGCTGTTCTACTAGTTGATTAATGTTATTATCAATACGCTCATTGGGTGGGCCCCCATTAACTGGATTGTCAATAACCATTATCCAAAATATCCACACTAAACAAACAAGAAGTTTTCCACCCATTATCATTTCAAAGTCCTATAAACCTCCATAAGATCTTCATCTGATACAGGAGTTGTCATGGTATAATATCTCATGTGTCCCACTCTCATGAATGCTTTAATATCAGAAAAGCTTGGATATATTGTTTGTAGGTTATGAAGTAAATGGTCAGGGTCTAGGTGGCAAGTCGCACATTGATTATCTCTCGCAAAAACTCTCGTAGATATTTTAAATCTTTCACTTTGAACTAAAACAGCTGAAAGGTCTTTTTCCATCCATGTCATTCTTTCATCCATGTCTGGAATTACTAGAAAAATTAAGTATACAAGTAGTCCAATAATAACATAGATAAATGATTTACTCGCAACTATTTGGTCTTTGGCAGCAACTTCCAGTGCCGCAACTTCTTCAACTTTTTTATCTATTTCTTCAATGTCATGTTGTAATATCTTTTGGTCTTTTCCGTTTACTACTACTTTTTCTTTCTGTTGTGCCATAATCTATTTTCCTTTCCCTGCTTCGTTCAACTTCTTAGTGATTTGTTGTTGAAACCATTTAAGAACGATTGGTATGCTTACATTAGATGTTAATCCAAATAAGTATCCAATAGGATAACGATAACCCTCATAAGCTGCAAGTTGTGGAATATTTGTAAATACAACAGAAATTAATAGATAACCAGTTACAGACATTCCCATATTGATAAGAAGATCAAGTAAAATCAACCAAGAGTTACCACTATATTTTTCCTTGTTATCTTGTCTATAATTAAATAGAAATATCCAAAATGAAGAGAATACCACTAGGCCCATCATTATCATTTCAGATGTGTTAAATATATCAAGCATTTTCTTTTGTCTCTTTCTTTACTAATTTTAACAAGTCGGCAGTACTGCCAACAAATAATGCGTTAGTAACGTTTTGAGCTTTGGTAACTTCCTGTCTATCCCCAGCATTTTCTAACTTTTGTTTCTTTTGATGCAATTCCATTAATGTTCCTTGTGTATCAGTCATATTTTTGAGTAATTGACCGAAAACCTCAAAGGCTCTAGGAGATTCTTCCGCTTTTGCAATTTCTAAAAGTTCTCCCATTGCATCTCTGCCCTTTTCAATTATGTCATAAAGATTTTCACGAGCATATTGAAAGTCATTGTCTTTAGTGTCGTCTTCGTTTACGACAATGGGCACTCTACTATCTATATTATCTACGACTTGAACTTCTTTTTCAGAAACATCTTCTACTAAATCTAAATGTTTCTCAATTCGATGTTCAACTAATTTTTCAGTTTTCATTAACTATCAGTTCCAGCTACTGGATCGTGTGTTTCGCCATGTGGAAAGAATTCAAAGGTTTCACTAAATCCAAAATCATCATCTGTTGACGCTGTTGTATCTTTTGGAGCTACCGTGACTCTTCCAACTGTTGCACCAGCTGAAGAGGCTTCTTCGGATGCTTCCGACAACAAACGTATTCTAGTAGACTCATCTATTTCATGAGAATTTAAAATCATATAATTTGTACTATAAGAAGTACTATCTTCCGATACAATATATACTGGTTCTGCTGCAACAGCCGCAGACATAAGATGTGTATCTACTGTAGAAGACGTAATAATTTTTGCGTTATCTACTATGTTTGGATATAGATAACCCTTCATAGAAAAGTTAAGTGTCCAAATAATAGAACGCCTTGTTGCAAAATCTCCTTCATATGTATCTTCGCTAGAAACACTAGAAAGAACTAAAGGTATATCCATTTTTACTTCCATACCAGAAATAAGATTCATTGTTATTGTGAATTCTGGTGTGAAAAATGGAAGTATCTGTTCTAATATTTGTGTTCCATCTTCTGCATTTTTAACAAAAATATAAAGAGAAAAATCATAATTATAAGGAACAGGATTGTATTGTTTTTTAAGGCCCGTAGTTCCTGTTTTAACATTTCTACCAAGAGTATTGAGTTTTCTCGCGCTATCATAAGACATCGATGTCAATTCAAATCCCATTCTTGGAACAGTCAAAGCTACAGCTGAACTAAGGCTTGGGTCTGAAGTAATCCTCGCTAACATCTTATCCTTTGGCCCATAAGACAAAGGAATTTTGACTACTTCTGTTACCTCATCGGAGCTATTCGTTCTATGAACTTCAATAGTATTGAATAGTGTTCCAAATGCAACCACCATTTTTCTTGAAGTTTGGTGGTAAAAATATGTTCCAAACATTACGGATTGTCTCCAAATGGATTTCCTTCAGAAAAATCAAATACTGAATCTGCATCAATCTCAAACTGTTTATTACTTGAAGTTTTATCTTCTGTTCCATCATCTATTGATTGTAATGTAGTAGAAGCTTCAGCAGTTGATTGTTGTACGTTATATGTTCCAGTTGCTGTACTAGTTGCTCCTGTCAATATTTCCGATAGAGTAAATGATCCTGTCATATTGATGAGATACAAATAACTCGTAGCGGAATCCCATCTTGCAACTTCTCCTGTTACAGCAGATGTTCCGCCCGTGACAGTTTCACCAACTGTGAAAGTTCCCGATACACTAGATAACTCAAAAGTACGAACAAAAGATTGTTGTCTTTCTACTACATCTATGTCATCAATTCCTGTATCCAATGCTTCATCGGAATATGTGAAGAGTTCACAAGTAAGGTCAAACGTGGGTAATGCACCATTCTGATAAAATGGTGTTTCGTGTTCGACAAAAGTAATCTGAAAGAGTTTACTAGTAAGTGGAAAGTAAATCAAATCGCCTTCTTTTGGGCGAGTTCCTATATCCAATCCTTCCCAAGCTCTTCGTGCTAAGGAAAAAACTATTTGATCCCGAACTTCCAAACCAAATTTGGAAATCAAATCCCCTTCTCCCTCAAATCCATCGACAGATTTTATGTACATTTCTATCGAATGTGCATCCTTAAACTCTGAGATGGAATCCTCACCAAGTATAGTATCTTCGTTTATCAATGTTCTAGGAATGTAAGAAACATCGTGTCCATATACTTGTATAGATTCCGTTACAAGTGAATGTAAAAGTTCCTGTTCATTCCTCGCATCGAAATTGCGAAAATATGAGTTAGTAGCCATTCGGTTATCCTAAGTAGAAATTATCGGGCAATTGATATTTGAGTTGTAATTCTTCTTCGTGTTTTTCCAGTTCTGCGTTTCCATCATCATAAATTTGTCTTCCATTCAATGTTATTCCGCCCGGCAATTGAACACCATCATATTTCATCAAATTCTGACCCCATTGTTTCTTGAACAAAGAAGTTGTATATTTCTTGAGAAA